TATAGTCTTTGCTTCATCTTTAAGTCCTGCTCTCCACAGATACTTAAAGGCATTACCAATGTTAAAATTACGATGACGAGTTATCTCAATGCACTCAATGCCAGATGGGTCTGATGTGTAGTGTAAGGGATTATTAACTTGATCAACTGTTATGTTTAGATTGTCACTCATAGGATTCCTCTTCATCAAGTTCCCAATCAAATGATTCTGGAATTCCTTTTAGCGCAGTAAAGGCAAAAGCAAAACCAACAGCGCCTGTGACAGCAAGTGCTACTAACGCTTTTTCAACTCTATTCATCGTTTCGACCTCCTTAATCCAAACTTAGCAAGGTATACGTAAATAGTCTCTAGACTAACTCCGCACTCCTTTGCAATCTCTTCTGGAGTTTTCTTATCCATAAGATATCTCTTACGCATAAAAGCCTCACTTGTATATAGTTTAGCAGCCATAGTGCTATTTGTCAACTCCAATTGCTTTCCCCCAATTTTTTAGAGCCCAGTGCCCAATACCACAAGCATCTGCTACATCGTTATCAGTAATAGTTCTGTCATATATTGTGTTGATAAACCTTATAGTTCTTTCTTTACGAAGGTTTCTTTCATAAGTCTTATACCAAGAGACAGACTTTCCAGGATTTTGCGACCTAATGTAAAGTTGCTCATCTTTAGATATTTTTTTATTTCCTATGTAATTCTGCCAAGTAATCGGTGAAACTTTTCCAATTATTTTTGTTCCAGACTGTCCTGCTGATCCAAGGATTGCTCCTTGAACTAAAGCAAGATCTGCAGCAGTCTTAGGGCTATTCATGAAAACGGTATGCTCAATAATTATTGCTTCAAAGCCACCGTATATATCAAAAAAGGCTTTTACTTTTTTACCAGCATCCATAACCTTTTGATATACATCATCACCTTCAAAGTTAATTTTACCTACAGACTCAAGGTCATCTCCAGAAAATAATGCAAAGGCAAGACTATTAGTACTAGCATCAATAGCGCAAATCTTGTGTGGCTTTACTTCTAGACCCCACTTATTTTTTATCATTTATTTTTCCTTTTATCTGTTTAATTGCTTTACTGACTGCATCAGGATTTATACTGCAAGATGAACAAACTGGATCATCATTATATATAGAAAGAGGAAGAGAACAAGACTTACAAAGCCTAGTCTTTCCTTTTCTTTTTTTTCTTTTTGATTGCAGATATCTTGCTGCAATTTTTTCTTTTGTTGCAATGTCTCTGCAATTTGGTGAACAGTATATCTGATAAGAAACTGTTTGCTCAAACTGATTGTCGCAGCATTTACAATTGTTCACCGAGAATCTCCAAGGGCGCTATTTTCAATACGCCTGGACCTGCAGACTCACATGCTTTTTTAATTGGGCATGACTTGCATATCTTGGAATTTGATCTATAGTTTTTGTTTGGCAGGGTTTTATCTTCCCATGTCTTGCGAACTAATCTCATCCAATCAAATGCCTGGTCTACCCACCGACGGTAATGATCGTTTACATCTACAGGAATCAAAAGAAGTTCATGATTATTTTTATTCTCATAAATCATGACACCTGTTGGTTTCTTTAAGATCTTCATATAAATAAGTAACTGCATTAGGTGGCCATTTTTAGCCTTACCAGATGCTTTTCTATACTCAAATCCTTCGTTCATGATTGTTTTAATTTCACCAATAAGTTCTTGGCCTTGCCAATCAAACATAACATCTCCATAACCAAAGATGGGTGGATCATCATGTTTAATCTTAAACTCTGTTGTAGGATCATTATCTTCATCACGATAAACTTTTACTATTCCAGCATTCATCATTGCATTTTGAATTCGTGCATGAGACAATGTTCCTGCAGTCATATTTGCAGAAGCATATGCATCAGCATTATCTTCAAATACCTGACCATCAAAAGCAAGATACCAGTATCTAGCACACTCACCGTGACCATAAGCAATAGTTGATGGAGCAAAAGTCTTCTTTGTTGTGTGTTTATCTACACGAGTGATCGTGTAACCTTCTTTAATCTTTGCCTCAAGACCCGCTATATCCATAGAGTGGATCGGCTTTTCTTCTGGCTTTATCATAACTGTATGTAGTAAATTCTTCGTCATTAGTTTTCTCGTTTCTATTAGTATAAGTATAGCAGACTATCGAGTTATGTATTTTAGTGCAGATACTAAATTATTGATAGATTCTGCTGCTGTATAATAAAGGTTTTTCTTGCCACGATCTGACTTATCAACATTTGCCATCCAGGTTGCCTTGAATGCCATTTTAGCAGCAATGGCTTGAAGTCTTACTATCTCGACTGTAGCCACATTCAAAGGAATGTCTGGCTTGATAATAATTTTAGCAATAAAAGTTAAGGCAGTTGTCAATTCTTCATCTTGCATGTAGTCTGCAATCTCAGCCAAACCATTTACCATATCTATAGTAGTATTTTCTTGTTGCATCTGTTTATCCAATCCGATAGTTGTTGAAGTAATTAACTAAATAACAATAATACCCAAAGCATTTCGTGCTATGTTTAATCTACTCTTACAGGCTTTTTTCTTTTTTATCAAAGTCTTCTATGTATTGCATAAAGACTGGATCTGTTTTCCAAGAAGCAAGTCTTGCTTTTCTTGCTTCTGGATCTCTGGCAGGAAGATTCAACTCTTCAAAGTCTTTTCTTGTTGAAAAGTGCATAGTTAAAACTTCAGTGTTATCGCCTTCTTTAAATTTTACTGGCTCTCTCCAGTGTGCTTGTCCTGCGCCCCAAAAAACTAAAAGGTCTCCGTATTGAAGATTAAAACTTTTATCTTCAATTACTATTGGCCAATCAATATTTGCGTGTAACTGATAATCCATTGTTAGTTTAGAAAAATAGTTGTCAGAATCATAATGAACTGGCAGTCTTGGATTAACACCTGGACTATGTTCTTGATTATAACTTAAATAACTATTATGATACATAAAAACTTCTTCACCAATTAGATGAGAGGCAAATCCTTCGAGTTTTCTGCGTATAGATTCTGGGTACATGACCTCTATCTGCATTCGTGCCATCGTTGGCAAGATTAGTGGTGAGTAGAATTCTCCCAGATCCTTAGCCTTTTTTTGATACTCTATTATTGCAAATAAAACTTCTAACTCTTCCTCAGTGAAGAATCCTTTAAGTACATGTGGAACTACTTTTATCTTTGGCTCATATCCTGTATTCATATTACTATTATACACCATCCTCTACAAATTGCTCCAGTATGCTCATCTCAATTATAGCAAGCCTAACTTTTGAATTGCCCTCGCCCATTACAACAACTATGGCTGGATCTTTGCCGTTCTTAATTGCATCGGTAGTGGCCTTAGCCCAAACCTCTTTGTTTAGCGTAAAAGACTTGCCAACCTCTTTAAAGTCTACGACAAAGTTTTTCCAGGAGGCATCTCCCTTTTGCGTATTGCGTCCAGAGTTCTTGTGCTGCTTGGCACCTATTCTTTTAGACTCACTCTTCTCCGTCAAAATCCTTCTTCTTTCTTTTACCTAAATAAACCTTTGTAAGATGCTTATCTTTACACATCCAACTTAACATCTTTTCATCTGCATAGCATCTTAGTGTTGGAACTATGGCTTTGCATGTATGACAAACCCATTGGCCTTGGTATACAGTAAAACTAGCCATTTAATTTTGACTTAATTGATTCTTGCAAGTCAAGGTCCTCTCTAACACGATTAACAAATGCTTCTTTACCCTGGACTTTTGTGCCATCAGGAAGTATATACCAAGCACCTGTACGCTCTACAATACCGTTTAGTTCTGCTGTAGTGACCAAGTCGCCAATGGTATCAAGACCAATATCGTCACCTCTAAAGTAAAAATCATACTCACCAGACTGAAACCCTGGAGAGGTTTTTGAGAACTGGAGTTCCCACTTAATAGTTCTGCCAACCTTTTCTTCAATTAGTTTATCCCCTACTTTAATCTTTCCTTTAATCGCTTGATTGTCGGACTCGGAACTAAATAACTTAACAATGCAAGAAGAATAAAACTTAGTAGCCTGACCACCAGAAGGCTGCTGGCTAGTATACATAGCATTAATATTATTGCGAGACTGGGAAATAAGAACAAGAAGAGTAGGCTTAACCTTGTTGTTAGCATAATTAAGCATTTTCCATGCGTTACTAAAGTCACGGGACTCTGCTCCAATCTGCTTAGTATTTTCCAAAGCCTTCATCTCATCAGTATCTTTTTCAAAATAGATTGCTGGAAGCATTGATGTAATAGAGTCTACCACAATTAAATCAACTCCAGCGTTCATTAGTCCAACGCCTACATCTACCATATCACTAATAGTTCTTGCTTGTGAGTAAATTAGTTTTTCTGGATCTACCCCAAGTGTTCTAGCCCAGTCTTCTGAATAGGACATTTCTGAGTCAATCCAAGCACACAACTTTCCTTCTGCTTGTGCTAGAGCAATAATCTGAAGGCACATAGAAGACTTTGCAGAAGACTTTGAGCCCCAGATAAGGACTTGTCTACCATAAGGAAGCCCTCCTCCCAGAGCACGGTTTAAACCAAAACTAGGTGTAGGTTGATACTCGTAGTTAACTCCTACTCCTCTGCCCAATCTTTTTCTTAACTTTGGATCAAGTTGTGCTAATGCTTCTTCTATACTAACCGACATGTACATCCTCCAATGTTACTGTTCCGTCTTTTGTCTTTCCAAAATCAAACTTATAAGATTTTCCTTCTTCAATGTGCATGTATGCTTTTGCAAAAGATGTAGGAAAAACTGTAATAGAATGTAAGTCTCTGCTTGTGTCTGCAAGTGTAAGAGATGCCATTTTCTTTCCAGTCTTTGTAACTCTTGGCTTAAAAGAAACTACAAACATTTCATCATCCTTGTATGGCAACTGCTTGTAACTTAAGAACTTTACAAGAGCATTGGATGATTCTTTTATCTCATCTGAAGGTATGAAAGAAACAATCCTGTTATCATTACACAAAACCAGATAAGAACGACCTGTCTCAATAGTTGTATTTTCATCGTCAAATATACCGATACTGCCAGTTTTGTCCAAAACTTCAACTCGTGACCATCCTGTTCCTCGCTTAATTGATTTTACCATACCCATAAAAATGTATGATCCTTTTTCTTCAAAGTCAACAATGTCCTGAATAAATGCATAGTAGTGAGAAGGGATTGTAATATTAAACTCTGGAAGGTTTAGATACTCATAGAGGTTCTCTTTAATCTCCTGATCATTTCTAGGATTATCATTAAATGTTGCTGCCCCAATTGCTCTTAGCGCTTGAAGAGCACGGCTATTTACTCCGTTACCCTTGGTAAATGTAAACTCTTCAAGTTCTTTGTACGAACTAAATGGTCGTGCTGATATGTATCGTTCACCAATCTTGTCAGATATGAACTTGATAGCACTGAGTCCAAACCGAATGCCTTTACCCTCAATTTTAAAATCAATATCCGAATCGTTAATGTGAGGTAACTTAACGCTAATGCCCATTCTTTTTGCTTCAATAAGGTATTCAGTTCTTGCATCTTTATCCTTTTCATTTTTTAACACTGAGTACATAAACTCAAGTGGGTAATAATACTTTAGCCATGCTGTCCAATAGGATAGCGTTGAGTATGCTACTGCGTGTGACTTGTTAAATGAGTACCCTGCGTGAGCCTCAAAGTCATGCCATAGATCACGAGCAGCGTTGGGAGCAATAAACTTTGATGCACCTTCTACGAACTTCTCTTTAAACTGATCAAATTCTTTAGCATCTTTTTTCTTTCCAATGATCTTTCTAACTTTATCTGCTTCCGACATGGACATACCGCCAAGGTGTACGCATGCTTGCATAACTTGT